AAAAACAATGGAATAGTCAATACCAAAGACAGGAAAAACGTAACTATCGGACACCTAAGACTATCATACAGAGGAACGATAATGCATATAATTATCGCCGAATATTTTATAAAAGACGTTTTCTTAGGGGTAAAAGGGGTTGAGATGAGTAAGGCTGGATGATTTGAGTATCAGATACAAAATTTAATATTTATATATTATTTACATTTATTTCAATTAGTTAATTATAACTATTCGTATCTTTGTACCATAAACTTAAAAAGATATGGTAAAAGAGGATTTTAGAAATGAAAACGACCTCCTTCGTCATATTATGACGGTGGATAAAAACGTGGAGCAGGGTCGTGCCTTGAAGAAGATTTTCACCACTAGGGAGAATCTGTTCATTACCGGTAGAGCTGGTAGTGGTAAAAGTACGTTCATGAGACGTATCGTAAAGTTCTTGGGTAAGTGCGTTATCGTAGCACCGACTGGAGTAGCGGCGTTGAATGCCAGTGGACAGACCATTCATTCGTTCTTCTCTATAAAGAACGATCCTTATATCCCTTCTATCGAGAGAGGTATGTTGTCGAATAAGGTGGATGTAAGTCCGTTTATGAAGAAGAAGATCAAGAATCTTGATACTATTGTCATTGACGAGATCAGTATGGTAAGACCTGATTTGCTTGATGAGGTGGCTGACATACTTAGACAATGTAGGCGTAGCAAGGAGCCTTTCGGTGGAGTTAGGTTGATTATGTTTGGAGATCTATCACAACTACCTCCTGTGGTGACGGCGGATGATTTTATCGACAAATATTATGAGAGCCGGTTCTTTTTCTCATCAAAGGCATTAAGAGCGTCAGGATTCTCGGTCATTACCTTCGAGAACGTATTCCGTCAAAAAGATCCTCAGCTTCTTTCCGTACTTGAGGATATAAGATGTGGGGTTATTACCGACGAGTCAAGACAGATATTGGATAGTAGGGTCAAGTATCCAGATAATATGGATAATACTATAATTATATGCTCAACTAACAAAGAAGCTTATGAGATAAATAAGACTAATCTTGATAAGATCAATAATAAGGTATTTAAGTTCGATGCTACTGTATTCGGGGAGAAGCCTGTAGCGCCTTGCGAGGATGAGCTTATAGTAAAGGTAGGGGCTAAGGTCATAATAACCAGAAACGGCAACGGGTATGTCAATGGCTCGATGGGTATCATAACCAGCATAGATACTGTTGATGAGACGATATATGTTCATCTAGATAACGATACTGAGGTGGAGATAACCAAAGAGAAGTGGGAGAAGATGAAGTATAAGCAGGTAGATGATTCCCTTGAAGGCATTTCTTGCGGCTATATAATACAATATCCATTGAGGTTAGGATACGCTATAACCGTTCATAAATCTCAGGGAATGACTTTAGATAATATATTCGTAGACATCAGCAGAGCCTTCGAAATAGGACAGATATATACCGCTCTTTCAAGATGTAGGTCTATAGACGGGCTTTATCTGAAATCAGTGCCTAAGGAAGATATGGTACTGCTAAGCGATAAGATATCTGACTTTATAGAGAAGGTGGATGAGAATGAGGGTGTTTTGAATCCAGAAAAGATATCTGATATCGGTAAGGATATGATCAAGAAACAACAGGATTTGTTTAATTTCGATGAATACGGATTATAATGGCTAAGAAAGAACTTTTTTCAGACGTAGATGAGTTAGTATCATCTTTAAATAAAGAGCTTGGAGAAGGCTCGATAATGAACTTCGGCGATGATAAGCCTATAATATCCATACCAAGGGAAAGCACTGGTTCTCTGGTGGTGGACAAGGCCCTCGGCGGCGGATGGGCGGTAGGTCGGATCCATGAGCTGGTCGGGATGGAATCTTGTGGCAAGACCATGATGTGTACGTTAAGTATGATCGAGTTCCAGAAAAAACATCCAGATAAGCTGGTAGCTATAATAGACGTGGAGAACGCTTTCGATATTGAGTACGCTAGGAAAATGGGATTAGATATAAACCGGTTTTTGATCTCCCAACCAAGCTACGGGGAGCTGGCTATTGACATCACAGCCAAGTTAGTCGAGTCCGGGAAGGTCGGATTTATTGTCGTAGATTCTGTAGCCAATCTGGTACCGAAGAAGGAGATAGAGGGCGATATGGAAGACAGCAACATGGGATTGCAGGCTCGTTTGATGTCCAAAGCCATGAGGGTTCTTACAGGAATCGTAAACAAAAGCGACTGTGTTCTGGTATTCATCAATCAGTATCGGGAGAAGATCGGTGTTATATACGGCGATCCTAAGGTAACGACCGGAGGTAACGCTCTTAAGTTCTATGCCTCTATCCGTATGGAGATGGCGAGAAAGAAGGTTATATTAGGAGAGGACGGATCTTCAGTAGGTCATGAGGTTAGGATAAAGGTGCTGAAGAACAAGACAGCCGTTCCGTTCCAAATAGCAGAGACAGCCTTGTATTATGGCGTGGGGTTTGATAAGGAACTTGAACTTTTGAAGTTATGCGAGGAAACCGGTATCTTTATCCGTAAAGGATCATGGTACTGGTACGGGGATGTTCGTGTAGGGAACGGAGTCGATAATACGTTAAGTATCATGAGGGATAATCAAGAATTGTGTCAAGAATTAAGAACTAAATTGAATTTGTAATCATGGCAATAGGAGTAAAATTTGTAGACGTAATACCGTCCAGTGTACAGAACGCTGTCGAGGTTAAGAAAGGGGATGTGAAGAACTATCTGTTCGTAGGTATTCCCATGAGTGAGTTTATTGGAAAGAGATATGAGTATGAGGGATTCATATACATGTGCCTACAGGGTGTCACCGGTGGCACGGAACTTGGCGGAGATATAGCCATAGCCGTATTGAGACCGGTTCGCCCCGCCGTCGGGCAGGCATCTTATCATTTGGTATCGTATACACCTCTTACGTATACGAGATCTGATGTGGCGATATTCCTTCGCAATGGTGATTTTAAGGTTGTTAAACGTGACGATTGTAATCTTATCTGATCATGGGAACATATATATCGATAAAATCAACAGTAAACGCATTCAGGTACGGGATTGATCCTATACCTGAATGGTTTGATAAGATATCCCAAAGAACCAAGGAGCTTGATGTGATGGTTGACGGTCACAAGGTAAAGGCTTTGGATATAATCCTAGAAAATGGCATTCTACGGGCTTTTTACGGTTATTATATAGGTATGTATCCGGATAACTCAATACAGGTGTTTAGACCGGAGGATTTCCATTCATTATATACGTTGAAGTTATGAATATATCAATAGGTATAGATCCGGGTATAGACACCGGAGGATTGTCCATGATCCCAGAAAATGGCGAGGTTAAGGTAATTATGACTCCAAGGATATCGGTTAAGGGGGATATAGATCTTAGGGCTATATCAAGCTTCTTCCTCGATGCCGCTGACAAGATCCAAGAAAAGGGAGGCGGGACGCTGGCGATCGCCGTCGAGGACGTCCATAGCATCCACAACAGCTCGGCCGCCAGCAACTTCACCTTTGGCGGGAGACGCCGGGAACCGAACGCCCTATTCGCTATGATGGTGGAGATGATGGAGCGATACGGATCTCACCCGGATGTTAGGTTCATGTTCGAGGAGGTGCAACCAAAGACCTGGCAGAAGGAACTTCATACGACAGCCGATCGGGTGTATACGGCGGCGAAGTTAGACACGAAGGCTACCTCCATCCGATGTGCCATGCGCCTTTTCCCTTTGGTTTCTTTCGTGAAACCATGGTCAGGAAAAGGAGTACAACCTACTAAGATACAAGACGGAATGTGTGACGCCACGCTTATAGCCGAGTATATTAGACGTAAGTTTAAACTATTTTAATACTATTAAGTATTTATTGTATTTGTATTAATATAATTATGATTATATTTGCGATGTAATAAAAAGTTGTTCGTTATGCTTATAAGATGTTTGTCGAAGTCATTAAATGAGAAGTTGGGCAAATTGGAGACGGTTGTTAAGAATGCCGGTCCCAACTCCCTTTATAAGGATCTTAAGATAGATGTTGTCAATAATCTGGCTTATATCACTTCCGTAAATGCCAAGGTATGTGTTATAGAGCGATTGGAGGTCGAGGCTGACTCTAACTTCTCTTTCTTGGTAGAGGCAAGCTCTTTTATTAAGTTCATGAAAAAACAGAAGAATTGCGAGATTACGATACTGCTTTCGGATAAAAAAGATCAGATAACGATCCGCTATGCTTCTGGTGAGTATAGTTGTCCGGCTTTTGATATCAATACATTCCCGCAGGTACATAAGATACTTGATGGAGGAATTAAGGTTAAGATGAGCGATTATGTTTCGGTTCTTAACAAAGCCAGCGATTATACGGAGGTAGATGACTTTTATCCATGCATCGAGAATGTGGTCATTGATATTGATGATATTAATATTAATATAGTAAGTACGGATAGAAATACTATTTACAGGTATTTTGTCCCTAATCAGGATAAGGTAGAGAAGATGTTTATCCAGGTATCGAACGAATCTGCGATATTGCTTGATAAGCATATCGATAAGTCATCGGATATGTTGTCTATAAAAGTGGACGATACTAAGACTTATTTCTCTACGCCTGATATGGATATGTATGAGACCCATTTTGAGGGTAATTATCCAAATTGGAGGTTCGTGGACGAGCATTTTGTCAAAACAAGTACCTATGTCTTTGATAAGGATCTACTCGTCCAAGCCCTCCAAAACAATCTTAAGGTAAATGAGTTCGATCATTGCAAGTTGATATTTACCGATAAAGGATGCGGTATTATGTCAGAGAACCCGTCTTCCGGTAAATCATGTAAGGAGAGACTTGCTTCTTTGTCTTATCATGGTGAAGATATTATATGTAACGTATTATGTGGAAGATATCTTGGTATTATAAAAAGCGTCTCATGTAATAGGGTGGTTATCGAGCATGATCATAAATCTCATTTCAATAAGATTTATGGGGAGGATAATAAGAACGAGTATTTCTTGTCATCATCAGTTATTGTTTAATATTTAAAAATATATAAAATGGGAGTTAGAGAAAATTCATCAGGTGGTAATAACCATTACTTTAAAGTAAGTGGTAGCGGATTATTATATCAGTCATCAAGAGAACCAAAGGAAGGTTTCAAGGAGCATATAAACGAGAAGACCGGAGCCGTTTCTTATTGGAGGGTATTCTGGAACGGTATCGAAGGTTATTTGTCTGATATCAATGTGCGAGAAGTGGAGTTCAATGGGATAAAAGCCAAATACGTGTCCATAAAGATAAGTGATGAGGATGGTAATTATTTCATAAACGTTCCTTTGATGACTCAAAAAGGAGGTATCGATAATTACGTTAAATCACTAGTAAGGTACTTGCCTAATATTGATCTAAAACGTAAGGTGGTAATAAATCCTGCTCATGCTAAGAAAGGGGATCAATATGCTCCCGGTAATTTCTTTATCTCATACGCAAGGGAGACTCCTGACGGTAAGGACGAGCTTATCCAGCAATATTATAAGAACGGGCAGAATGGATGGCCTGACAGGGTTGAGAGTACTGATATAATGGGGAATAAGAAGTTTGATTATACGACCCAAGACGCTTTCGCTTATCAGGTACTTAATAAATATATCCAAAGTATTAAAGCGGATGGCGTGAGACCGGTTCAGTCTCCAAGCCAAAACAACGCTGGTGAGGCTATATCGCAAACGCCCCCACCGTCATACGCTACGCAGGCTCCATCGCAAACGCCTCCTCCATCATACCAGCAGGCCCCGCAGCAAGCGCAAGCCCCTTTGTTTGGAGGTCAACAACAACCTCCTCAATATCCTCCTTTTGGAGACGACAGTGATCTTCCATTTTAATTAACTAATTAAAAAACAGAAAGTTAATGGAGAGTAATTTCAATATATCTACTAAAGTGAATCGTGTCTCGATGCCTACCCAAAATAAGGTAGATACGGTTATGAAGAACCTAGGGCATCGATCTTGTATAGCGTATTCCGAGGAAAAGGATATGTATTATAAGGATGGAGAATGGGTAGCGTCAGATCTTGACGCTACTATCTTACCTCTTAGGGAGATGTTCGAGAAGACATCTGATTTGAAGTTAGGATTGAAGATCGTTTATTTAATAATCAAATTATAATGGCCAGTATTGAGGATATTAAAAAGCTTCTGGAAAGCAAGTCGTTTACATCAGCCGGAGACCTTGATGAGCTTGAGGAGAAGCCGGATGATAAACAAAACGAGGTTAGATTGAATTGCGACCCTATGGTAGGGATGATGGAGGAAGAGGGGAAGATCTTCCTTAACTCCGTAAGATTCTCGAAAGCATGGAACTCGTTGGGTAAGGATATTCCTATCAAGCAGGGTAATGCTTTCCCATTAGGACAGGGTGATGTCCTTGATATAGACACAGGGGTATGGGCGTCGTTCCCGGATAATACCATAGGGGTGTTGATGATGCTGCCGTCGTTTACCGGAGATACGGGACTTACTTTGGTAGGATCACCGTTCGTCTCGTCTAATAAAGGGAATATCATGATCAGGGTCACTAATGTCCGTAAGGATATGGCTATAGTCGAGAAAGACAAACATATAGCTGAGTTAATTATAGTCGGCAAGATAAAAGCCGATATTTTTAGAACTTATAAAAGTAATGAACATGTTCGGATTGAAGATAGTAAAGAGTAGCTATATAAATACTATAAAACAGGATCTTGATGAGGCTATTAGCTATTCAAGTAGATTAAAAAGAGATTATGAGGATTCCCGCAAGAAGATAACGGAATTAGAAGAGAAAGTAGGGTATCTTGAAACTCTTTCCGATTCCCTTAATATGGATATAGAACAAAAGGATTCTATTATAATTAAGATGGGTAATGAGCTTAGTAAATCAAGAGAGATATATAATGAGTCGGTAAAAGAGAAAGAAACTCTTAAACGGGCTTATATGGATATCGAGAAGAAACATAAACTATCATCTAAATTACTCGATGAGGCTAGAAGAAGATATAAGGAACTTGAGGACCAGAATAAAATCATGTCAGATCGTATCAAGTATCTGGAGGCAGAGATTTTAGACATCGATGTTCCTAATGAGGTTGTTGTTGATGAGGATAAGATGGATCCTAACTCAGGTCATATTGATATACCTGAAAATAACGCCCCTGAGGTCGCTGATGCCGGTATTGACGTAAATGTCGAGAATAAGGCGGAGGATAAGAAGAAATCTAAGAAACGTAAAAAATCTAAGAAAAGTGAATAAGATCTTGTTTTTCTTGTTAACGTTATTTACCTTAGCGGTTGTCGGATGCAGTACGTCAAGAACCTATTATACGGAATATGATACTACTGACATATCTTATGTAGTGGATTCCATAGTGTCTTCCGGGACCGTGATGGGCCAATGGAAGGAGTGGCGGTTTACGCTGGACGACGGCCGGGTCGATAACTTTGGCTTTACCGCCCTGTACGACGCCAAGGGAAAGGCTAGAGGGTCTATACAGGTAAGGCAAAGATCCGATACGTTTAATATCAAGATAATTGATTACCATAAAAAAGATAAGTAATGGAATACGGACTAGGTTACATACCATCGCCAGCAGATGATAGGGACGCTATTATGAATATGCAGCATGAGGCTGTCCCTGATGAGTATAAGGTCAATAACGTTGATAGCGTAGTGGATCAAGGTTCTTCCCCTATTTGCGCGGCAATAAGCTTGGCTGAGATACTTAATTGGAGAAAGAGTATAAGGGCTATTAAAAGACCGGCTAAGATCTCTCCCTACGATATATATGATCTGAGAGAGGATAAGGATCAAGACGGGATGGTTCTTCGTGACGCTATCAAGTCTATCAAGAACGTAGGCGTAGATGGGGAGAAAATAAACAGTTACGCTAGGATCATAGATCCGGTATCGGCTAAGGTAGCTTTGATGCTGAATGGGCCTTTGGTTATAGGTCTGTATTGCTATAATTATGGTAATCGATTCTGGCAAGGCCAAGGGCAGAACTTGGGAGGTCATGCCGTTATCCTCACCGGCTGGGACAAGGCCGGCTTCGTCCTACAGAACAGTTGGGGGACGGGATGGGGTAGGTCTGGTATAGAGACGTTCCCGTTTGAGGATTGGTGTTATACGCTAGAATGTTGGACCGTAGTTTCATGATATTACTATATAAACTTCGAGAAATTCCTTTCCACATCCTCTTGTGAAAGACGATGTGGTGTATTTAGGACCCGTAGCTCAATTGGTAAGAGCAACTGGCTCATAACCAGAAGGTTGTCGGTTCAAGCCCGGCCGGGTCCACGCTATTTTTTTGGGGAAAAACTAGCATAGAGTTTTGTCATTAGATTTAGAGTTTAGATTTTGTTTGATGTCCTTGTCCGGGAGGATCGGGACATATGGATCCGAGGATCATTGGATGATTACCATAATATTGGAGATGCTGGTTCGATTCCAGCCGGATTCGCTAAAATATTGTTTTAATATGGATAATGGATATGTAGAGATAATAGATACGACTCATCATAGAGCTAGAAGTAGCGGAGCTGTATATGAACATATAATCGTGGCTGAAAGAAAAATAGGAAGACTTTTGAAGCCGGAAGAAGTCGTTCACCATATCAATAAAATAAGGCATGATAATAGACCTGATAATCTTATGATATTTAGATCTAATGCCGATCATACAAGGTTTCATCATGGAGCTGAGGTTTACTTTGATAAGGAAGGGATAGCGTATTGTAAACCCGTGGAAGTTAAGTATTGCTCGTGCTGCGGTAAGGATTTATGTCATGATACTGAGGGAAGTTTGTGTTTTGATTGTAATAACAAGAAAAGAAGAGAGGATATGTTATCCAAATATGGTGATATAACTAAGGATAAGCTTTTTGAGATGCTTAAAAATGAGTCTTTCATAAGTGTCTGTAAAAAATTAGGCGTATCTGACAATATGGTAAGGAAAATATGTGATATCTTTGGCATTCCAAGACATGCCTCTTACTACAGAAAATTAAAGGATTGATAATTAGGGGAGTTAATTTAACGGATAGAATTTACGATTCCTAATCGTAGCGTGGATAAGGGTTCGATTCCCCCACTCCCCACATGGTGTTTTCTTAAACATATTCCCGTAGGTCGGTAATTAACGATAACCGGTAGACAGCCTACGGGAATCAACAAAATCTTACGTGCTTAAGATCGCTTTCAGTTCTATTTTTCGTGTGTAATCTATAGGAGGGTAGCACGACCCTCCTTTTTATAATAACTATTTGGGATGGACATTAATCAAATAAAAAAGTACCTGCCATTAGGATGGGATGTGGTTGATCTAATAGATCACGGCATAATTGATCTTGATATCATGAATGGTAAGATGATTGGTGAGTATGTGGCTGTGTTGATGATAAAGTCTTATGATAAGATTACTGAATCACATAACTTAACCACTTTCTCGTTCCATGATAAGGATATGGGAGGATTACGGAGATTGGTATCGAACGCTATAATGGCGGTTGGGTTAAGGAATAATCCTATGACAGGAGATGGGAACACGGCAATCAAATAAAGGCACGGAATACACTGAAAGAGGGATATTGGATATCCTTAACAGACAGTTCTTGGTATCTCCTAGATGGATTATAAACAACTTGTATGTCTATAACTGGGAGTCTGATTATCTGGCTATAACCAGATCCATGTACGCTTATGAGGTTGAGGTGAAGATCTCGTTGGCTGACTATAACAAGGATTTCGAGAAGGAGGGTAAGCACCAAGTAATGCAAGGCTGGTTCGAGGCGCGAAAGCAAGCCCTGTACGAGACCGGTGACTGGGTCAGGTACGACCGCCCCAATTACTTCTACTACTGCGTTCCGGATGGGTTGGTTGATCCTAAGGACATACCTCCGTACGCAGGACTCGCTTATGTTTGTGGCAGGAATTTGAGAAAGATCAAGGACGCACCTATCCTGCATCGTGATAAATTTGACCCCGAAGCTTATAAGATGGCAGACAAATTCTACTACAATTGGTGGAACGAGAGACGTAAGGCCAGACAGATAGAAGGGAAGGATATGAAAGATGAGTTCAGGAAGAGCATGAAAAAGGTGAAGGAGAAGATAACCGTCGATGCCAAGATCAGGGCGATGGAGGCGTTCTGGAGCGTGTGCGATTATGCCTACTGGCCGTACGGGGGAAGAGGGGTGCCCGGAATGAGACCCAACTGTTCCGCTTGTGGCGAGGAATGTAAATTACAATGCCCGAAAGGGAAAGAATTTAAAAACAAGATAAAATGAGTAAGATTAAAGATTTATTGGCAAGAGCCATTTCATTAGCCTCAGAGCAACCTATGAGCTATAAAGAGGCAATTGAGTTGCTTGATGGTATAGATACGTGTAAGGTCAAGATATGGCTGGAAGAAGGAGCTAAGCTGCCTGAATACGCTCATAAAGAAGATGCTTGTATGGATTTGTTCGTTAAGGATATAGAACTTGACGGAGGCAGGATCATATATCATACGGGCGTACATGTAGCATTGCCAGAGGATTATGAGATGGAAATCCGTCCACGTAGTGGTTTTACTAATAGTGAGCTAATTATGCAAAACGCCCCTGCTACCATTGATGAAGGATATAGCGGGGAGATTATAATAGTTCACAGAAAAATGAATAGGCATAGTCCTTATTATTGTAATGTCGGTGGTAAGGTAGCACAGCTTCTTATTCGTAGAAGGGAACGTATCGTATGGGAAGAAGTGGAGTCATTAGAAGATCTTGGAAAATCTGATAGAGGTGATAATGGATTTGGAAGTACAGATAAGATAAATAAGGATGGCTTCATGACCAGCGAACGTCGGTTAGGAAACCACCGTGGTAATGAATGATATGGAAAATAAAAATACATCATCCACTACTAATGAGGGCTTGAAAGAAATTGACAAACAAACAAATCCTGTTATGTATGGATGGAGATGTCCGGTATGTGGAAGAGTATATTCTCCCTACGTATCTATGTGCGCTTATTGCGGTAATAATAATATGAATCATATTACATGTAAAGTTACTGGATAATTGATATGAGTGGAAGAATTAAAATAAAGTCCAAGGATAAGGATAAGAGACCTAAGATCGATGTATTTAAGGTAATAGAGAACCGGTTCAAGAACATGAACGAGCTTCGGGATCTGATCGACATGGATCCAAGGAAAGGGCTGGTCAGGATCCGGGACGGGGCCGGCTTTAGGGAGGTGGAGAGGGGCGGATGCCTGCACCGGAACTACCTTAACCTTTTGGAGGAAGAACTGGGCGCTAAACTATCAATAGATCTGATAGATAAGTATGTTAAAAGAAAATAGCATACCACCTGCCCTAGGTAATTCCTAGGGCAGATCCGTTTTATATACCGATGTGTCTACCACTATCTGGTTATCCAGATCCTCAATCAACTCAATGATCTCATCCCTTATATCATAAGAAAGCAAGATCGGTATTATGGTTAACATAAAAGACAATATTATCCCTGATCCTATTATAATAGTAATATCATCACACTCTATATCTAACATCGGCATGACAAACATCAACCCGGCCGTGAATATCATCACGAATAACGCTGATATCTCATTTATCATATCCCGCTCCATCGTATCCTTAATCATATCTCCTCAACTTTAGTATGGTTTATTATCCTACTGATATGACGGATGCTTAATCCAGTCCTGTCCTTTATCTTGCCATATACGTAGTTACTTGACACGACAGTAGCCAAATCACCTAGCTCGTCCAGTATCTCGTCATACATCCTATGGATCTCGTTGTCGCGGATAACCGTACTGTCCCTTACATATATCTTCTCAACGTCGTCGTCGCAGAAGAAGATCTTAAGCTTATGAAATATGTATCTAAACATAATTATAGTTTTGTCCCAAAGATATGAAATTTTGAGGATAAAACCAGAAGGAAGCCAAAAATAACGGGAGGCGGAGGGAGGACGGGGGATGCCCGGAAGGATGGGAGCCAGCCCGTTCCCTTGGATTCAGCGACATGATTCGAGAATAAATCATATATTTGTATGTACAAAATGCATAATAATATGATATTAAATAAAATTAACTCAATGGGGGGTATTTTCCGCCCTCCATAAAAACAATAGATTATGTTAAGAAGAAGAATGTTAAGTCAAATGCCATTACCGCCGTCCGGTAACGTGAATGACGCTTATTTTTACGTGGAAGCTCCATGGATAAAAGATCTATCAAAATATAATATGAATGTGGATGAATCTATGTATTCTGTAGATATACCAGCATATCAATGGGTACATGTAATGGCGTCGTGGAGAAATGGGTATTTAAGGGAATATATTGGAGGAGTACTGAATTATGAGGATGCGACTAATGTGATGTATACACGAAACTATCAAACATATTATTTTAATATAGGAGGATATCCATCAGCCTACAACATGGGACTCCCTGGAATGTTTAGGTATGTAAGGATCTGGAATTATGCTAAGAACTTTGACTTGGATAAATTCGTGCCGGATACTTGATCATACGATATTAAGGTGGTGGTCGTGCCACTACCTATCTATTATTCCATAATAAAGATATATACCAAGGGAAGTAGCCGGCGGAAGCCCCGATGGGTAGGCCCGGAGGGATGAAGGGAGGCCTCCCTCCCTTTGGTACTACATCCTCCTCACAATATATCATGATGGTACTACAATTACTATATTTACATTATAGGTGTTATTGTAAATGCCAGTTCCAACGGCAACAGATTGGCATCCCTCACAGGCATTGGCTGTTATACAATGATCACTTGTTATAAGATGACCTTGCCAAGTTATACGATTGTTACTTGTAATCTGATTATAAAATTCAGACATGTAAGTGAAATTGATGATCTCCTCAGGATCGGTTATCTCCGTTATAGGAGTAAATTTAGTTATCCTATTCCCGTATAACTCCGTATCAGCTAAATCACAATGCATACCAGAATTATATAGATACGTGAGAGTCCCTTTTGAAACACCTCCAGTTGTGCCTAATAAAACGTTGTACTCATATTGTTGATCCTTTGAAACTATCTGTCCACCTATTCTTATAACTTCTATCTTCTTGTTGCGATATATATCAAGATAAGATCCGTTAAAATCAGATTGATATGTATCTCCATCAATATATATATCTACAGGATTAGGACACATGCTCTTGTCTATATTAATACGGTAGTGGATCTTACCGGAAGAAGAAGTCCTGCGCCTAAACATACCCCCTCCTTATCTGATGGTTAAAATACCCCCCCCCACGAAGTTATATGTAATATATTGATACATGATTAAATAATTTAAGTTACGTACAAATATAATAAATTATATTAGATGGGGGAGGGAAGATACCAAGGAAGGGTGGCTGGCGTCATACCCGCCGGGAAGGCTATAAGGGATGGGAGCCAGCCCCGTTCTATTGGGTCAGTAGGGTGTATGATCACTCGATGTCACGTACAAATCGAACAGAAGAGGTTAGGCGCTTGTATCGGGTGAATGTGCGCCCATTGTTGAATAGTACGATCCATCCGGAGTTGGAGCTATGCTCTGAACTAGACCAATAATATCTGGTATCTAACGGCTGTCCACCAATAGCCAATAACGCGTTATTGACGCTAATCAAGTACATATATATCAATGAAAGCTGACCACATGATGGGATATACCAATCATCATATCCTTTAGCGTCAGCACTAGCTAAGAACGTATTAAGTACATGACCGGCTGTCGCATAGGAAGTATAAGAACCGCCACCAGTAGTCACCCCCTTTAATACATTGGAATTCGCTTTCCCATCCCAATCAGATAAAGCCCCATTCGTCCAGGAGCTAACATCATCCGGAAGATATGGAGTACCTTTGTATGAATCTTGCTCAGGTTTCAGGAAACCAAAATCATTGCTCCCGTCTACTTTGTCATAATTTGTAATGCCGGTCTGATCCGTACCATATTCACCCCAATAAAAAGAGTAAGTCTTGTTAGAAGAATCGGGCAAACCGGACGTGGCTGTTTTGTAGCTTTGATTAGAATCTTCATTCTTCTCAATCATGATCTTATGATCATCATGTACAATAGCTACGGATATACATTGATAATCCGCCTTTGACAAAGGTATTAATCTACCATCCTGTTTAACGGCATAAACGCCATTATCAACAGGGGATTTATAACTTGAATAAAATCTCCTCCTTATCATAAGAATAAATTTTTACGGAGGATATAAATACCCCCCCCATCATGTATTTAACTTCTTTATTCATAATATATTATGTTTTAATTATATCGCAAATATAACAAATTAAATGAGATGGAAGGTGATATGGTTGTTAGGAAGTATGAGGGATATTCGGGGAGGATGATATGCGGGACGGACCACCTCCCCGAAATCGGCCCGGCCGGGCTGCCGTTTTTGGACCAGCCCCCCCCAATCCACGAAGGACGGGAAACAAGAACGGCAAACGATCTGCAAGCCGAAAAAAGAATGCTTATTTTTCATTTAAATTATTGATTATCAATCATATAAACTAATATTTTAATAAACATTTACATTTGATTAGATTTATTACATATAATCGTCGAATTTTTATTACAAAATATTTGTTTGAAGATAAAACATATATTATATTTGCAATGTGAGATAACAATATTAACAAACAAGGCGTGCTAGATGCCTATACAAGTCCCTAGGGCAAGGGCAAATCTAATGACAAGTAAAGATCTTAACAAAGTACAAAACGAGGTAAAAAAAGCAAGTGAGAAAACATTAACAGGTGCAGTAAAAGCATGGTGCAACCTATTTAAATCTGGTAAAGAAATAAACGACATACTAAAAGAAAATGATATCAAAGTAGACAAATCGATTGTCCCCGCTTTAGTCAATTTAGCAAAGGACAAGGAAATTGTAATACAACTTTGCAAGGAAATATTACCACGAGTTAACAATACCTTTTGCTCCTATAAAGAAATTGAACGCGAATACTATGATAAAAACGATCAGGATAAAAACAAGAAGCTTAAAATGAACGAAATAGAGGATGTAGCAATACTCGGCTCGTCTCATAAACGTTTTGGATACAACGAGCCTATAGAGTTTGATTTTGGCATATATTATGAAACGTTCAATGGTGCTGACAAACGTATTGTAAAATGCGCCGTGCCAATAAAGCGGTACACATTTAGTCTTATAGCTAAATGTATCACTTACTACCTAACGCATCCTAAAAATGACAGGTGATAAAACGGGCTATAATAGCCCGTTATGGTTGCACGTGTTTACCTTCTCGTGGTGCAACTGAACTAAGACTAAAAACACAAGATATTTGACATATTGATATAAGCATACACAAGTAGGTAGGGGTATAGCCGTTGGCGTTCGATAGCTTGTGTAAATAGGCCGCCTCTTAGCAATGTGGTTTAAGTTCGTATTCAGTCGCAATACGAATAGTTATTCTTTGGGCTTGTATCAAGACGGGTAATACGTCCGGTTTCCGGATAGGCCGTGTAAAACACGGGGTATATTGGTGTATATACGCATGTATAGGGCGTATGTCCATGCGTTGTAAGAGTAGCACGCATGGAGTGCATAACGGTGTTATAACCGTGTCAATATATCAAAGCAATAGAGTTTAAGGTAGCTTAAATACTTATGCGCTATATGTAGTAGCAAAATAACAACCTTTACAAGGGTATTTAGTGCGATTAAATTGACGGACGAAATACGCCTTGTCGGTACGTATCACGGGTAACGTATGTACGTATTTGGCCTCGTTCGATCTGGGCAAAGGGACGAATCCAAAGGGAATAAGGCGGGCGTTCGGGCGTTATGCTGGTCGTATCGATAACGCCGGACGTGTCGTTCCCGGCTTACCGTTTCTTATTGGTGCCATTTAAAACGAATAAATTATGTATAGGAAAAAGTTTGACAATCTGAATAGAAAGCTAGCATTTAAAAAAGAAAAGGCTTTAGAGGCGGTTAAAATAGCTCAAATGGAATTTTACATAGAGCTAACTAAAGAACTATACAAATCTAATAAATTAGATTGTAGTAGGGAGTCGGATAAGTGCAGGCGGAAACGTGTTAGCTACATGGCAAACAAATTGCGACAATAGATCGTTTGTTTTTATTTGATTTTAAAGTTTGTGCCCTTCCGTATTGTAGTGATATAAGACGGGAGGGCTTTTTTGTGCCTATATTTTACAAAATGATAGCATATTAATATGTTTTGCTTACACACAAAAGTGTTAAGGCGGCAAATTTTAAGCCTTGATCGAAAATGTGTAAGTAAAATTATTTATTGTGTATCATTTTGTATACATATATATCCATACATACGGGTATATTGTGCCCTTATGTATGGTTTTGTGCGTGAATCGATCCTAAAAGGTATATAATAGGCGGTACTTATTGTATATTTTTTATCTATATCTAGGCTTGTCTTCTCTTAGAGGTAGCTCTAGGGATTGATATATATTATGTTGTTGATACTTAATTCGTTGTATTATTTGAGTGTTGTTTTAAAATCGTGTTTACTTATTGTATATTTTTTATGGGTATATTTATATATTTCGTACTCACCTTGTTTTGTGGGTACATGGCGTTTGAGTTGGGTCGGTATGTTATAGCTACGGGCGACGCCCTGCCTATAATCATAGTTTCTTTATTGGTTTTATTATCAATACATTGTATTAGGCAAGTATATAAGGCAATCAAGAACAAGGACCTCGATATCCTAGACTAATCGGGCGTTCCACGTGGAACAAAGTAGCGGAAGGTCTTATGATTTCGTGGGGATTTCGAGGGAGGGGTGGGGTTTGCGTGATGGGACACCTCCAAACAAGAAAAAAAAACACCTCCAAACAAGAAAAAAAAACACCTCCAAGCAAGAAA